TAAAGCAACAGTAGAAGCAGCGGAAGCAGCGGAAGCAGCGGAATCAATGGCGGAAGCAACATTGGAATCAATGGCGGAAGACGAATAAACGGGTTCTTTTTCATTTAAAATAGATTCAGTTAAAGCTATAATATCTTCTTTTATGGGTGTTACTAATTTTTCTACCTTATTTTTGTAATTATCTACAAATTCTTCGTATAAAATTAATTCGCGCCTATTTAATACTCCATCTCGTTGATTACCAAAATTTCCAGTATTATTATTTGTGCAAGTAAAAACTTCGTTAATCCAAACTGTTTTTAGTATATTAGTTAAAGATTCAATAATTCTGAAATCACCGCCTCGAATTGGAGGCCAAATAAGGTCATTTTTGTGTTTACTATGAACCATAAACCCAATGTTCGAAATATCCCCAAGACGTATAAACTTTTTTTTAAATCCTACATCTGATGGAACAACGCGGTTTCCTATTTTTACACGCCATAAAAACATTGTATCTTCGTCGTGTTCATTAATCATTTGTTCCATATAACTAAAAAAATTTTGTTTCATAAATTTATCATCATCATCAAGCACTATAATCCATCCATCTTCTGTAATAGATTCTACCATTGTAGTCAAATAACTATTGTAAGGAAATTCGTTAGCGTTATTACGCTGTTTCTTTTCAACATTTACTATTGAAACAGAATTGGAATACATACGTAAGTATTCCATTGTTTTTAAATCGTCCATACTAACTAACTGAGTAACATTTTCATAATTTTGTTGTTTTATTGATTCGTGGTTCAAAAAGAAATATTTTGGTCTATTACACGTACGTGTAAGTACATAAAATTTCATTTTTTATTTATTTATATTATAAAAAATGTTAATTTAAAACGCATTATTACCAAGAGGCATAAGACCCATTACTTGTACTATTAAAAGGTGTAAAACTCGGAAAATTTTGTTGATCCCTTGAAAGCGGACCAAGCGGACCAAGCGGACCATTTAAACCTTGTCTTAATTGATTATTATTATTATATAACTGTTCATTTGGATGGTTAAATGATTGTTGTGGATTATACTGTCTCGAATGTGTTGGTTGTGCGTGTTTGAAATCAAGCTGGGGCATAGACCTATTTGAATAAACATTTTGAAACTGTCTATTGTCAGATTGTTGCATAAATTGATTACCTTGCTCTTCTTTTTCATTTCGAATACTATTTATTTCACTTTGTCTACTATTTTTAAAACTTTTAAACATTCGATTTATTTCTTTTTGTTTTGAATTTGCTGGACCATTTTCATCATATGTATCTATGTGGCTAGTTTCGGAAACTGGTGCATAATATATATCACTAGCATATTCGGTTCCTTTGTTGTACTCGCTATTATGACTTTGGGATGCACTTGATTTTTTAAATGTATCTCCTAAACCAGAAAATGTTGTCGATAGTTCTGAATTTCTTTCTATGTCTACGTATTGATATCCCCCGTTTTGAGACGAAGAATTAAGAGTATTTGCTTTTACCCATTCTAATGCATCGGGTCCTTTTATTAATTTATCAAAACCAGATACTGCTATTACTGGTATTACATTTAAATTTTTAATCATATCCGGTATTCTTATTCTGGGATTATTAACAGAAAATTTGTAAAATTGGTCATTAAGTAACGTTGAACCTTCGAGTTCTTTGAGTATATTTTTACTTATTTCATCATTTTCAGAATAAAACAAAATATTTTTACCTTCAAGTTCGTCCATATAACATCTAATACTTTTTTTCTGCAGTTTATAAACGGAAAATGATTTAATTTATAGTATATAATATACATGAAGTTCTTCAAAGATATTCAAATTAACGACAATACAATAGAATTTACTACAACACATAATACAAATGTAAGTATTGTTAATGCAATTCGAAGAGAACTAATGAGCGGTATCGAAGTCTATGCATTGCACAAAGATAATGCTATTGTGCATATCAATGATTCGTTGTTTTATACTGAATTTCTTATTACAAATAGAATTCCAATGATACCAATTAATTACGAAATTGTAAAAAATAAAAAACTACAATTTTATTTGTGTAACCAAGATAACATTAATGAACCATTAATAAACAATACCAATTCTGTTATGCACGTAACATTGCAGTATTTTAAAATTATGGACGAAAAAACGGAGTACAAACCCGATGAAATATTTGTTTATCCCAATATGGAAGTTTGTTGGCTAAGACCAAATCAAAAACTGCACTTGATGTATGATGGATTGAAACGGGGAAATGGTTATGATCATGCTATGTATCAAAATTTCAGAATCAATAAATACACATTTAATCCTGAAAAAGAAAATGAATCAATAAAAGAGCAACAAGACTATGAAAAAACTTCATATGGAGATCCTGCTTCTATAAAAATGGAAATGGAGAGTCTTGGAAAAATAAATCCTAAAACAGCAATTATGCTGGTATTAAACAACATAATAAATAAAATTAATAATTTTATGCAGGAAATAAACGATATTGGTTCTAAAACAAATATTACCATGATTGACGACAAATATGCAGAAGTAATAGTAGTAGACGAAACATATACGCTGTGTAATATTTTAAAGTATTACTGCATAAAGACGATTGACTCTATGTCAAATAATACTAATAATCCTGCTAACTATTTTAATATTGCATGTAATGAAAAACATCCTCTTAAAAAGGAGTTTATTTTGAAAATACAGACGTATGATACTCTTGACATTTCTGGTAAAATAGAATTTACCAATATTATTAATGAAGCTTGTAACAATGCTATTGAAGATATTTCCAATATTATGGAAGAATTTGATTAACTAACTTCATAAATAAGCATATTTTTTAAATTACTTTCAACGTATGCTATACCATAACATTTACATATGTAATCAGAATTTTTAAAATATAATATTCTAGAAGTTCTATACCATTTGTCGTCTTTATATGAAGTATCGCGTAAAATAGTATTACAACCGTTGGTAATCCACGGATCGATTAGTTCAGTGTAATTCATAAGCGACAAAGATGCTGGTTCATTTATATGATAAATATTAAATTCACCTGATATTATGCTGTTATTTTCTTCGGATATTTCATAAAGTACTTCTATTTGTTTTTTGCGATAGTCTTCATCATTATCTTCCAAATGCACATTTAAAATATCATAAGTTTTATTATTAAACTCCATTTTGCAGCCTAATATTTCTTTTTCTTCTAGTGTTGGCATATCATAGCAATATTCTTCAATAAGCTGACAATTATTTGTATTTAAAAATATAACTTGCATAACAGAATTAGAACTTTTTTGATTTGTAATTGTATTATAATCAACAAGCTTTGATTTTAATATTGATAATGTAGTCATATTAACTGCTTGTAAAAGAATAACAGAAGCATTAGTTTCCTTTGTAATTTCTATAATTTTTAAAATTTTTTCATGGTTTGTTCCTTTTGAACTACAATCCATGTTGTACGAAAGTAATGTAAAACTTGTAAAACTTGTAAAACTATTATTCGTCATTTACATTAAGTTTAAAAAAATTTTTACACATAAAACGTATTGTAAATTATTTTCCGTGACTAAGTTTTACACTTTCGGTGTATGACTCGTGTTCATTGTACCCTCTTCGTGTATTGTAATCATTTACTGATAACCTATCACTAAATTGTGTTATTTCAATGGTTAGTACATGATCAATATCACCAAAATCTACGTTTTGTCCATTTTTATCAATAAATTTTATATTAAATTTATCAAGCTTACTTTCAGTTGTACTATAAATAAATGGATTATCGACAAATGTATCGTATGCATACTTACCATAATTTTCGTTTAAAAGTATTTTAGTAAATATTTTTTCATTTGGAATAAATGGATCATACATATTTTCAATGTTATTTAGTTTTAAGTAAATAAAGTTATTTTTATTCATGTTTGGTAATCTGTATGGACGATAATCGATTATTGAAGGATTGATTTCAGTTTCTTTTGTAGTTATAAAAGTATCAATAAAACTACTAGTAGAAAAATAATAAGAATCACCACCATGGTTAAATAAATTAGACCACGATTCTACGTATTGCAGTGAATTATTTGAACGCAATCCAAGCATATACCACAACTGGTCATCTTCTGAAACATCTGGATTATTTTCAAAAGACATTTTAAACCGTAATCTATTTCCATACTTATATGGTGTTGTATAACTGGTAGAATAGCCAGTCGGTGATTCAATACTTATTCCGAGAAATGACGATAAATATTGCGTCAAAGAACCATCTATATTAAACTCGTATTTGTCAAATGGTGTAATATAAATTGTTAATTTGTTTGTTGTAGTATTATTGTCATATGCAAACACTAGTACATTTTGCCCATAATGGTTATTCATAACAGTGTTAATATCAATAATAAGTTGATCCATAAAATCATTTATGCTGTTGTACTGGTTTATTGTTATATCAATAAGATGAATAATATTACTCGATGCAGGATCATTTTGATAAGGTATTGCAGGAACTTTTTCTCTTACATTTATGTACAAATTGTTGTAATAATATGCTCTTGAATCGTATTGAATAAATTTATCAAGACCAGTTATTTCAATGCGTTTATTGACACTTGTTATGCTATGCCCAGTTAATGGTGTTGGTACTATTTGAGCTGCTGGTGTTTCAGGTGGTTCAAATAAAACAGAACTAATTGTATTCATATCAGATACATCAAGACTGTAATCTTTACCACTGTATATATAATAATGTCTTACGTCATTTGTATCAATTTCACTTTCATAAGCAAAGTAACCAAGTTTATAAGAATTGTTCATGGAATCAACAATAGCATTTAATAGTACTTCAAACGATGTATAGTTTTGTACTGGTATATATGCCTTGTATTGTGTTTGTTGTGAAGTTATAGTAAAGCATATTTCTGTTTTAGCAGTAACTTTATATGGAAAATTAGATCCAGGTGTTAATTGTATAAAATTTAACTGACTACTAGATATATCTGGATATGAAGCTTTTGTACCACCATTATATCTGTATGCAGTTCCAACAAAAGCATCAAATATATTATCACTCATTGTACTTGGTTTAACAGTACCTGTTATTACATTGCTTGTAAATAATAAATATGGACGGTATATAATATTGCCATTTACATCAGAATATTGAGGCTGAATACTAAGAGAAACAATATCTGTATTATTTAATACTAAGTTACCAACATTGGATTCTACTTCTGCACGCTTATTAATTGCTTTTGCAACATTTGTTAAAAATTTTTCATAAGTATCAAATACACCCAAAGTAAGCGAAACTATTTGATTATTAAATATTAATGTAGCTCCAGTATCATCTACTATGGTAAAATCAATTTCAAATTGAACATCTTGTCCACTACCAGAAATAGTTATGACATAAGCAGGGTTAAATTGTTTATTTGCAAGAAAATCAATATATCCAATACCCATGTCAAACAACTGTGGATTAGGACTAATATTAAAAGAAGATAAAAGAACTGGTTGATTTGTATTAAGTATAGCGTCTTTAATATTTGTATTATTTACTAATGCAAAAGGGTAAATAGAGCTTATATAATAATTTGAATCTATGTTAATAAGACTGTATTTTAAAGGAAGGGTAAAAGAAGGATCAATTTTTCGAGACATTTCAAAGACTATAAAGCTAGCTAACGTATTAAAATTAGTATAATCTTTAACTGGTAAATAACATATTGAATCATTAAATATTGGAATACCAGTATTAGGATCAATTACTACATTGCCTGTTATGTCTAACGTTGCGTCATAAAACTGTATTATATTTTCGTATATTGTTGGGGAAAAAACATTAATGTATTCTGTTGCTGATGAAGGTGGTTGATTTATATTAAAAGTTATTTCACTTGTAACTTGGTCGTATAAATAGGAAAAAGTATTTGAAGATATAATATTGTCATATTTTGGATTATTTGTATTATTAATGTAATTTAAATAAAAATCATTTATTTTGCTTATTACTTTAGTAAGTGCTTCATCTATTGTATAATTACCATAAATTAACTTGATAATATTAGTACCAAAAATAATATTCAAATCTTCATTTTCGACTAGTTGTTCTGAACCAAACAAGATGTCTATCATAACGTGGTTATTATTTTTATTAATATTATTTATTGTACATGGTATAATGGAACTCAAAAGTCGAATACATTTTACATTAGTATGCATTAATGGTAATGAAATTTGATAATCATCTGGTGTTTTATATGAAAATTGTTTGAAATACATGTTAACACCTATCATATAAAACGGATTAACAACAGAGTTTACATTATTTAATAAATTATATTGTTCATTTAATTCGTCGATATCTATGGGGTCGTAAATAACGTTACCTTCTTCGTCTGTTATAACTTTTACGTATTCTCCTGTTACTACTTCTTTTTCAATGAAAATGGATTGAGTTGTTTCTCGTGTTTTACTGTTAATATTATAAATATATCGTTTTTCTACAACATGTCTTTCTTTGTCAATTTTATTTGTTTTTTTATTTATAACAATAGGGTTTGATTTCATAATATATTCTTCATTAATATCGGTATCTTCGTCATTAAGACCAACAATATTTTTTTTATTTTCTATATACTTGCGAAACCCTGTTATATTTTCATTATTTTGTAAATTGTATGTACTCTGTACATCAACATTTGATACAAACTTGTTATGAAATAGTAAATCGTCTTCCATTTACTATTTATTATATAAGAATTTTTATGATGATATTATTATATTAAATTTTTCTTGTTGTTGACGAATAATAGTTACTAATTTTTCATGATCGTGTTCGCATTTTGACATAGAATTTATGCTTTCAATGTATTGTACAATAGTTGAATTACATTCATCTTTTTCTTGTTGTATTTTTTTCATAAGTTCGTTTTCTTCTTTTCGTCTTCCAATTAATGCTATATTAATTTGAGTAAGTTTTGATAATTCGTCATTTATATTTTCTTTTTTGTTTGTTACTTCTTTTATTTCTGTTTCCATTAAATTATTATTTTCCAATAATAATTTTTCAGAATCTTTTAATTTAATATTTACTTGATTTAATAATTCATTATTTAAAGTTAGTGATTTATTTTTTTGATTAATAGTTGTTATGTCTTCTTGTAAAATTGTTAAATTATTAGTATTTTCTTTTTCTCTTTCTTCTTTTTCATTCTTATATTTGTGTATAAGTTGTTCGTGATCATACTCAAGTGTTGTTAATTTTTCTGTTATATTTTTATATTGTTCATTTTCTTTTTCATTTTCTTTGTAAATATTTACATAATTATTAAGTTTTTCATCTTTTTCATTTATTGTAGTTTGATATTTTGCTATTTGTTTTTCATATGATTTTGATAAATCTTGTATTGAATCGTTATTTTTTGAAAGTTCTACATTTGATGTTATAAGTTTCTTAATTTTATCATGTAATTCTTTTTCTTTATTGACATAATTTATATGAATATCATTAGATTCTTTATGTTCTGTAATTAATTTTACATTTTCATGTTTAATATTTTCATTTTCATATTCAAGTTTATTAAATGAATTTTGTAATTCTATATATTTATTATGCAAACTAGTATTTTCATTTTCAAGAGTTTTATAACTTAATTTAAATTTATCAATGTCACTATATAATGAATTTATGTCCTTGTCGTATTGTTTTATAGTATCATTATATGTATTTACTGATATAAAGTAATCTGCATTTTCCTCAATTAAATTTTTAATTTCATTTTTATATTTTGTTATAACGTTATTATATTCACTTAATTTAATATATTCTTTTTCAATTTTATTATTTAATTTTTCATTAACATGTTTTAAATTATCATTAACATGTTTTATTTTTTCGTTATCAAATTTCAATTCATTATTGTTTTTATTTAAATTTTCAAACTTATTATTTATTTTTTCGTTATTATTTTTTAAAACTTCGATATCAGTAGTATAATTATTTATTTTTTCTTCTAATTTATTATTTTTTTCTTGTTGTTCATTATAAAGTGTTCTTTGTTGATTAATAGTTTTTATATAATTTTCTTCTTTTGAAATAATATGATTTATTTTTTTATCTAACGATGAAATTTCAAAATCTTTATTTTTTATATTATTTTCTAATTGCATAACAATATCATCTTTTTCATGTTTAATTATACTAAGATTTGCAATATTATTTTTTTGTTGTTTTAATTGTGTTTCTAATATTTCTATTTTATTTTCGTAATATTGAATAGTTTCTTTATTTTCTAAAAATAATCTTGATATTTCTTCTTCATCCGATTCAATAGTTAGATGTAATTGTTGTAATCTTGTTTCATGTGTTTCTTGTATTCCGTTTATTTCACTTGAAATATTTTCAAGTTTATATCTTAAATCATCAATTAATTTTGTGTTTCGTTCATTAATATTTTTCAATCTAGTTATTTCATTTTCTAATTTTGATTTTTCTTCGTAATTATTAAGATATCTTTTTTCTAATTCAAATAAATCATCAATATTTTCGTTTGATAATTCTGTCATAATATTTTTTTCTTCTTTAGTTGTTTTTAAAACATTTTCAATAAATTGAGATCTTTTTTCAAAATCTATTTTAATATTTTTTTGATTATTTTTTTGATTATTTTTTTGATTATTTTTCAAACTTTCTATAATTTTTTTATCTTCTTTTATTTGATCTATTAACATATTATTTGAATCTACTAATTCATTTTCGCATAATTGAAGTCTTTTATTTTCTTCTTCAATAATATTAACAATCGAGTTATGTTCTTTATGTAATTTTTCGTATTTTATATTAATTTTTTCAAAGCTATTTTTATAGAATTCATTGTCTTGATCCTGTTTTATATATTGGTCATTTTCATTTATTAATCTTTCAATTAATTCGTGATTTTTTTCCATTTGAATTCTATGAAATTCATTTTCATTAAATATATATTCATCTTTATCTGAAATTTGTTTATTTAATAATGCAATTGTTGATTGAAAGTTTTCAAATTCCTTTATATAGTCATCATGTTCTTTAATAGTTTCTGATTGTACTTTTTTAAATTCAATTATTTTACTTTTATAACTATTATTATTGTTTTTTAATAAATTAATAGTTTGATGTAATTCTTTATTTTCTTTTTCAATTATATTATACTTTGTCTTACTTGTTTTTACTTCATCCATACATGATATTACTTTCTGTTCTAATTCATTTAAATAAGTATTAATATTTTCAATCTTATTTTTTAGTTCAATATTTTCATTTTGTAATTCTAATAATAATATATTATTTTCATTTTTTTCTTCATTTAATTGTTGATTTAATGCTTCATAATCTGACGCAAGTTCCATTGTATCATTAAGTTCTGATTTATATTGTTCTTTTTCTTTTTCATTTTCTTCCATTGATTTTTTTAATTTATTATAAATTAAATTAGTATCATCAAGTGTTGTTTCTAATTTTTTTATAACATCATAATAAACTTCTATTTCTTTATTTTTTTCAAAAACAATATTATTTAATTTATTATTTGTTTCTTTTAATTGAAACTCGTATGTTTTATTTGTTTCAAATTCATTATCAAGTTGATTATTTAAAGTTTTTTCGGACTGTTTTATTATTTCATAATCATTATTTAGTTCATTGTATGTGTCATTTAAAGTTTGAAACATTATATCAAGAGTATAATATTTTTCATTGCTTTCATTTATTTCATTTGATAGTGTTATTTCTTTTTGTTCTGACTGTTCTACTAACTTTTTTAATTGTTCTATAACAGTTTGATCATTATTATAATCATTTGTTAAACGTTTATTTTCATTATAATAATGTTCATTTAATTCAGTTACTATTTTATATTCTTTTTTAAAATTTTCTATAAATATACTATCGTTATTTGACTTTTTTTTGAGTGCACTTATAGTATATTTTAATTCTTCAAACTCTTCGAGTTTTTCAAATATTGTACTTCTTTTCAATGTTTTCAAAACAGTACGTGCCATTTTAATAATTATATGTGTTTTTTTTAAAACAAATTTAACGAGGTAAAAATTTACATAGCGGGACCATAGTTAATTTCTTTATCATAAGCAACCCATTTAGAGTCAGAGCCATTAGGATCTACAGTTGGACTATATTCTTTGCACGAAGCAGCAGCTTCAAAAGAGGCAAGATTTTGTTGCATCAATGCTGATGCATTATTGACTAAAAATGCTCTATAATCATTAGAGTTATTGATATTGTTCTTCTTTTGTAGTTCAAGATTTATATCAGCGTTAGGACTATAATTAGTTCCATGCCGACCATCGTTCATCAATGGTGGGCACAACAGAGATGGTGTTGAGTTATTCATCTTATAATCTCAATATAGAAAAAAATAAATACCATTTATAAATCTTGTGAATCATTATTTAATATTCTTTTTACAATATTTGTATGCTTTTTAGTATTAGTTTCTTCTTCGGAATCTACTGTATCTATTGTTGTCGCATTACTTTCTGGTTGTGATATGTCATGTAGTTCTGGTAAATCTGAAAATTCGATACCGTCGTAGTTTATTTCTTTTATATGTGATGTTACTATTTCAATAATATTGGAAGAAGGAATTTTTTCACTGCTTTCTTCTTCATCAATGCTTTCTTCTTCTTCGTCGTCTTCTTCGTCTTCCTTGCTTGCTTCTTTTTCATTTGCTTCTACAAGTATTCCATTTAATAACTTGTCCATTAAATTATTCATTTTGTAATTCATATTTTTTATACGGTAATCCAAGTCTTCCATACAATCATTGTATTTAGAAATTTCTTTAGACATGTTATTTACGTTGCGATAAATCAAATAAAGCATTACTCCCACAACAAACAATACAACAAGTATAATAGTATGGTATTGGTCGTCATTAAGAAACTCAAGCATCTTTATCCTGTGTTGATATTTATTTATGAATTGTTATACGCATTAATTTTAAAAAGTTATAATATAAAAAGATGATTGAAACAATAATTAACTTTTTTGTTGAAAATTACTTGCTTAGTGCAATTATTATTTTTGGATTATTTATGGTTTATAAGTCCGGTTATTACAGTGAAAACTTTGAAAGTAAAAAAACATTAATACTTTATTACGCACCATGGTGCCCGCATTGTAAACCAGTCAAACCAATGTTTGAAGAATTGCAAAAAATTTATGCAAATGATGAAAATATAAATATTATTTTGGTAAACGGTGACGAGCAACCAGAGCTTTTAAAAGAAAAAAATATTCAAGGATTTCCAAGTATTGTTTTATATACTGAAGATTCACAAGATTCACAAGATTCACAAGTTTCCGGTATAGAATATAATGGAACAAGATCTGTTAAAAACTTTCAAACTTTTATTCAAAGCTACTAATATATGTCGTTTATAGATTTTAGTGATAACGATAGTAGTAATAGTAGTATACATATTAATAAAAAAGAAGATATTTCTGATAGTGAGCATGATCTTACATTAATTAATAGTAGCGAACGATGCTTAACACCATCGTTGTTAAAGACGCACGAAAAAAAATATGAAATAGATACACGTGACAGTAGTGGAGACGAGGGTTTTTATCCGGTACGACAAGATTTACAAGATAACGACGTTATGCAACGTATTCAAGAACAGATAAACCAAACCAATAATCAGTCTATCGTATATGGATTTGCCGAAAATCTAGAAATTCTTAGAAATATGAACGAAGAAATATGCGAACGACTGGATTGGGTAACTCGTCAAACACAAAATATTATTGACCAAGTAAACGAAGACAGACTAAACGAACAAAAAGAACGTACAAAAGACAGGCATGTTGGTTTATTTTTTTCTTTTTTAGAAACACAGTTTTTTCTTATTGGTATGATTTACTCTACTATTTTATTTATAATTGAAATGTATTACAACTTTATGTAAAATCATAATATAAAATAAATTAAGTAAAGTAAATGAGTGAACAAAAAACAGTACTTATTTTGTCTACATTTCCACACCAAATTATAAAATTTTCTCTTGAAAATATTGGAAAACAGTATCAAACACTAGCTTATCAACTCGATAAATATATTAGAGTTAATGCTGGTAATAAATTTAAAATATTTCATCAAATATTACCACCAAGAGGTACAAGTACTCGAATAAAAAATTCAGATGAATATAAAAAATTTAATTGCGGGGATTTTGATTTTATTATTGTTTGTGACAATCGAGGACTTTATTATCGTCCTGAAGAATTTGCAGATTATTTAAAATTAAAAGCAAGAAAAGCAGTTTTTACATTTTCTTCAAATAATGCTATGGTGGGTAAAGAAGATGTGCTTTTTTATATGGTTCCAAGTGGTAAGCGCAATAAAAAAGGGTGCAAATTTCTTGGTTGGACTTGTGACAGTATGTTATGTACTAGTAAACAATTGCGATGGAAAGTTCAAATACTAATTGACCATAACTATTATGGACGTCATATTAACATGGTCGAAAAAGATTTAACCGAAAATATTACACTACAGACATGCGATTTTGCAAAAACATACAAAGGAAGAGAAATAGTTATTCGAAGATTTATTGCAGGTGGAGTAGAAACTATGGATCCGGATAATCCTACTGAACAAGTGAAATATATACAGGGAAAAGGACTTTCATATAAAGAAGCGTGTGATGTTTATTCTAATACGGATGTATTTATTGTAACACACACAGAATGTATGGGACTTTCGGTTCTTGAATCTGCAATGGCTGGTGCACTTATTGTAGCACCAGAAGAATATATAAAAGACGAATTACTAAAATACGTACATCATATAACGTTTAAAGATACAATAGATTGGGAAAAAGTTATTGAAAACATTGACCCAATAAAATCTAGAAAAATGGTAATGCGATTTGACATTACTAATTTTACACAAAGGATTGTTGACGTAATGAACAATATTGATGCACATAAGGAAAATGGATTACGCTTTAAAAATTCACATAAATAATTTCTTTTCATACACGTAACTTGGGTAACGTTTAGGGTGTTCTTTGACATATTTGTCTGGATTTGCTGCAAATGCTAATTCTATTGGTGCCATAGGAAAACGCCAGTCATTGTAATACTGTTTGTTGTCTTTGGTAAAAACAGGACTATTTTCAACCATATACATTGCGGTTGGCATAGTTTGGTTTAATTCTTTTAGAGGACTTGTTTGCTTTTGAAGCAGTGTTACTTTTTCTTGGTTGTAATCTTTTTCATTGGGTACTACATTATTAATCACTGGATTACCGTTTCTTAAAATTTTATTTAAAGAAAGATCAAGGTTATTATAGTCAGTAATGCTTTGAAAGTTTTCTTCCTGCTTAAATGCAGTTAAATACAATGCGAAAACAATTATAGCTATAATAAATACTAATGTAACTTCCATATAGTATAGTACCATAAAAAAACTTTGCGTTAATTTTTCCAGATAAATATACATGTATTATAAAAATGACCAGTTTAATTGATGAAATAATTGCTTCTATTCACAGTAATTTGAACACCAATAACGTTTTACAAGCTTTAAAAATTTATTGCGAATGCTTTAATAAAGGCGATGAACAACAATTTGTTAAAAAGTTATGGAAAAGGTGTTTGGAGCCTGAAGTATACAGATGTTTAATGGAAGATTATGAATTTGAAGAACAAGAAAAAGAAGAACTTAAAGACGAAATGCATAAACTTTATAAAAATACAAAGACCATTGAAGAATTATTAAAAAATATTAACATAATAATGAAAATGTGTATGGAAGACAAAGAAGAAAATGACTATTTACTAAATAAATTTATTCCTAAATGTGTAATTTATTTTGAGTATTTATTAAACAAATTAAAAAGTGATGACCGTTTTACGCACGAAGTTTGTTTTAACCGATTTATTAAACCTTATATAGATATATTTAAATTTAAAAACATTACTCCGTGTATATTAGAGTTAAAATACTGTATGTACTGTGCCAATAATAGCACAATGTGCTTTAAACATAATACCCAAATGCTTATAATAAGTTGTTGTACTAGTTGTTCTAGTATGATACCTAATGACTATATAAATTTGTAAAAAGAAAATGATTTCTTCTCTATATATAGTATAATAAATCGTCCATAGATGTTATTACCAATTTCTTGTTTTTCATGTGGTATGCCATTACAACATCACGAAAAAAAGTATTATGAGGTTCTTGATGCACATAAAATGGAGTATAATGCATTTTTTAATGACGATAATACACAAGAAGCTATTAATAAATTAAAAAAAAGTAACGAATTTAAAAATTCTGATTATACGTCATTTGAAAATTTTGTTATTAAAAATTATTTGAATAGCTCAAATAATAAGCTTAAAAAAATTGCAGAAAAATACAAGTATACACCAGAATTTATGGCACTAAAGGAAATCGGAATCAACGAAAGGCGATACTGTTGTAGACGTATGTTTTTATGCCATCCAAGAGAACTTGCTAGCACGATACTGTAGTTTATTACTCATATAAGAATTTATCTATTTCGTACTTTATTATATCATCATTAGTACTATTATATACCTGCATCATTTTGTAAAACAAAGATTTTGGAGGCATAACAGTATTACTTTTCTTATTTTTTATATTATGCAACATTTGTTTATATTTAGAGCTTAAATGCTCTGGGCAAATTTTAATAAGACTATTTAATGTTTCATAATCCTCTTTTAAAACTTGTAAATCTTGTAAATCTTGTAAATCTTGTAAATCTTGTAAAACTTGTATATGATCTTCAAAAATGTTTTCTTTTTCATTTTCAAAGACGTTTGCCCATGGTCTTTCTTCAGAAGATTTACAAGATTTACAAGATTCTCCTTTTATAATGGTACGAGATAATAGCCTCTTTGCTTGTAAAATAAATTCTTTATATGACGTTGTATCGTCTGCATCGGAAAAAAATCCTACTTCTGTAAACTGGTCTTCTTTCATAATTTTAAATTTAATTCTAAGATTATCTTTACATCCTTCTGATGCAGTTTCTCGAATAAAAAATAGTTCGTAGTCTTCCAGTAAATATTTAAGCTCTGAATTTGTTTCGAGTAGTTTTAAGTAGTAATTAGGCTCGGAACATACAAGTTCATAAAAATCAAATCTATTATTTAGTTCTTTTAGTAGTAATATTTCTTCTTCGTCAATGTGGTCTTCATTAATAAGAGTATTGTCGTATTCTTTTTCAAACTCTAATTTAGCATTAGTAGTCTTATAATCAAAAGTTTCTTCCATTTTCATTTAATGTTTATATTTTTTAAATGAATTAAAATTATTTAATAATCGCCACTGACTTCGAACTGACGTCTGTTAGTGTCTTGGTCAATAGTGCTCTGCATCCAGGGTCCAACATCTACTTGAGGAATAGTAGGATCTGATCTCAATTGGACATTAGCATTCTTCAAGCTTTGTCCAACAGTGTTAATTCCAAAATGATGTCCTGATTCTAAGAAGTTACGTCCTTCAAGAGTGTTGTTTTCAGGAGCAGCATCACCCCAAGATGCAAAACCATTGTCATTGGGAAGCAAATCCTTAGCAGTAAGTTCGTCTTGACCCATGCTAATATTCATGGCATCGGCTTGTGGGGCTTGCACGGCTTGCATGACTTGCGCGGCTTGCGCGGCTTGCATGACTTGAGCGGCTTGAGCGACTTGTGGGGCTTTCTGCATTGAAGATGCTTGTTGTTGCTGTTTCTTTATATCATCGATTTGCTTAATAACTCCAGATTGTTCCTGATTCTGGTATCCTTCTTTAGCGGGGGCAAACATATTCAACAAGTAAAATACGGCAATTATGCCAACAATAGTCCATATCAAACTAATCGTGTTTTGATCCATTGGTATATTATAATCGAATAAAAAAAGTACAAAAGATTGCGCATAAATTACGACGTTGAAACCTGTGTCATATAACTTTTAAAAATAGTAAAATATTCTAATATTTTTTTTGGAAAGGTGGTTTGTATAGTGTGTTCTGCATCTAAAATATTTAAATAAATATATAAACATTCATACATAGTAAGATTAAATTGTTCTGCATGTTCTAATCCGTATCTAAGTGTTTCAATTATTTCTTTTTGTTTTTTACTTATAAAAAGTGTAAAGCTTGTTAAACTTGTTAAACTTGTAAAACTTGATAAACTTGTTAAACTTGTTAAACTTGTAAAACCAGTTCTATTTGTTTCGCTTATGCCTTCAGTTTCTTCATACAAATATAAATTTATAAGTTGTTCTAGTTCTTCATAAAAAGTTTTGTAATCTTTATCCCAATATCCTAACTCTTTAGCTTTTTTTAATATTTCTACTAATCTAACTGTAAAATGCAGTTCATTGTGTTTATTCTTAAACATTTCTTCGTAATAAGACATTAACACAATATTATTTACACTGTATATTGCATCTTCTTTACAAATGGAACCGGATGCTACTAGATTAACAAGTATAAACCATATGTAATTTAATAAATAATGCTCTGGATGAGGGAATGTGGTAATAACCATATATATTAATTCTTCTTTAATAATTTTTCTATCTTTTATTGTGAGCATTTTAAAATTGTATAATCTTATTTTTATAACAATTTATGTATAAAAATAAATAATAACAGCATAAATGGAGCATAAAACTCTTACAAAACAGGGTTATGCTGTATTAAAAGATAAATTAACAAAGACTGAAATCACAGCAATTAAAAAAGATTGTAACGTAAAACCTATTACCTTCTTAAAAGAATTTAACACGCAAGATCAAAGTTTTAATATTTATTCCGAAAGTAAGCGTAGATACTGGTTACCGAAATATTATGGAATAATTAAATACGGTGATCCTGTAGCAAATCTTATACCACATGGAAACACAATAAATATTGATTTTAAGCTTAATCTTAAAGAGCATCAAAAAAATCCGTTTAATAAGACGCTAGAACAGCTTGAAAAAGAGGAAGGTGGAATTTTATCGTTACCATGTGGATTTGGTAAATGTCTTGGTTATAATACACCAGTAATGCTTTATGATGGGTCGGTCAAAATGGTACAATGCATAACAAAGGACGATGTATTAATAGGCGATGACTCCATGCCACGAAAAATTTTAAGCGTTTGTACAGGAAAAGAAAAGTTATACAAAATAAAACAAGCCTATGGTATTGATTATATAGTAAACGAAAGCCATATTCTTACATTAAAGCACAAAGTACACGGTATTGTTGACATAGCATTAAAAGATTTTTTAAAAGAAACAGTTAATCAGTCAAATTATTACTCGATAAAATCTCCCATAAACTATAATTTTTTCTTTTGTACTTCTTCTTATGCTTATTTAATAGGTATGTATTACGCATTATGTGAACCTATTATTGAACCCATTCAAATGTATTCTAAGGGTACACAATTAATACGCAATCAATTCTTAGCTGGTATTATTGACTATACACCAGAAATAAAACAAGAAGATTGTTATGGACTAATATTTGAAAATTATGAAATATTAGAAACAACAAAAAATGTTGCCAACAGCCTTGGTTACGGTATTAAACAAGAAGAATATTGTTTGTTTATTTATAGTAATACTAATATACAGGTAATTAAAAAAGAAAAAAAAATTAGCACCAAGCATTTAGACAGCAATATAATAGTAGAAGAACTTTGTGTTGGAGATTATTATGGATTTACCATAGATGGAAACAGGCGATTTTTACTTGGAGACTGTACTGTTACACATAATACTGCACTTGCTATTAAACTTATTTGCACCTTAAAAAGAAAAGCTATTGTTGTAGTTCACAAAGAATTTTTAATGGAACAGTGGAAAGAAAGCATACAAAAATTTACTGATGCACGAGTAGGTATTATACAGCAAAATAAACTAGAACTCGATGCAGATATATGTATTGGTATGATACATTCGTTATGTCTTAAAGACTATCCTCAAGGTACATTTGACAGCTTTGGGACTATGGTTATCGACGAATGTCATCACCTTGGTTCTGAAATGTTTTCAAAAGTTCTTATGAAAATAGGTACTTGTTACCGTCTTGGTTTAAGCGCCACTCCTACAAGACGCGATGGATTACATACTGTATATAACATGCATATTGGTAATATAGCACACAAAGAAAAACGTACAGGAAACAATCAAGTAAAAATAAAAATATTGAACCTTAGCTCAGAATCTGAGTTCTACAAAACAATATATAATGGCAAGATGAAAAATACTTCTGCTATGGTTACAAATATTACTAACTGTGGACAACGTAATGAATTATTGGTAAAATTGTTATTACAATTAAATAAATTAAAACGAAAAGTTATATTGTTAAGTTCACGACGAGAACACTTAGAACTTTTGTATACGATGATAAAGGAAAGGGAAAAAAATGAAATTAGTGTTGGCTTTTATTACGGTAATCAAGGTATGGGTAAAAAGGCATATAAAGAAATGCTAAATGTTAGTTCCAAATGTGATATAATACTCGCAACAGAACAATTAGCAAAAGAAGGTCTTGATATTCCGGACTTAGATACACTAATTATGTCAACATCCATATCAGATCTAGGTGCATTGGAACAGTCAATAGGTCGAATATTGCGAAAATTTTATAATGATTCGAATTATCCACTAGTATATGACATAGTTGACAAAAATTGTGGTAACTTTTCTAAGCATGGTACAAAGCGTAAAAAATTTTACAAAGATGAAAATTATAATATAAGTATTACATCTATTAATATAGACAATGGTGAAGAAGAAATAAACAGTGAAAATATATCTGATTGCGTTATTTAAATAATTTCAAAATATAAAAATAATTATAATGGATAGGGATCAATGTTGTAAAGTGTTAGGTCTTAAATCAATTCATACTAAAAAGGAATTAAATAGTGCTTACAAAGCTATGTCTAAAAAATATCACCCAGATTTAGTTGGTCCTGCAGGAAAACCATTTTTTATACAAATAACAAATGCATATAAAACATTGCTTGAACAGTTTTCAAAAAAAGCTAAAAATATTAATCAATCTGGTAGTAGCTTTGAACAAATGAAAAAGGTTAATAGAAAACAAGAACAACCAAATTTAAATCGCCCCGAAGAAAAAGAAAAAGAAAAATTTAACAAACAATTTGATGAAATGAAACAACAAATTCAAGGAAAAACTAATAGCGAATACATGTATAATAATAACAGTGAATATGTCGAACGAACACGACAACAATTTGAAAGCGAAAACAGTGAAATCAATAATATAATTTACAATAACAGACCTATCATGCAGTATAATCCACAGGATTTTAACAATTATTTTGAACAAGTAAAACGAAGCAATACTGGTATCGATTTATACAATGAACAGGTTCAACCAGTACATAATTATAGTAACCAAATGGATTTATATGGTCAATCGAGTCAATCGGGTCAACCTGGTCAATCGAGTCAACCGAGTCAATCGGGTAACCTTGGTCAACCGAGTCAATCGGGTAACCTTGGTCAATCGGGTAATCATACTGACATGGGTATGTATTCTATTCCTTCAGAATTTGAATTAAATAGAAACACTTCAAATTTTGTTATGCAAGAACAACCATTATCGCAACAAGAAATACAACAAAGGATGAGCCAAAGAAATAATCCAACGATCTTTAGTCAACCGGGTCCGCTTGGTCAACCTGGTCAACCTGGTCCGCTTGGTCAATCGGGTCAATCGAGTAACCTTGGTCAATCGAGTCCGCTTGGTCAATCGGGTCAACAAGACTTGATATATAACATATCTGAAAACCAACAATTATTATTACAACAACTAAAACAAAACAATAATGCAATGTCTAATAGTGAAATCATAAAAACAATGAATAAAATTTCTTCGAATCAAGAAAAACTTTTAAAACGATTTAATTATTGAATTGTCTAGAACGTTGTGTCAATTCTTTTTCAAGTTTATTCATAACTTGAACATGTTCATTTGAATATTTACCTATGTCTTCTTTTCTTTTATTATTAAGAAGACATACATTTACCATATTTTTTACTTCCATTAATATTCCATCTGGTAGTTTTGAAATATCAACTACAGTGTCCTGTTCAGATGTAGTTGTTGGCTTTATATAAGGACGTACAATTTTAAAAATATAAATATGATCTTCCTTTGACAACGAGTCAATATTTTGCTCTATAAAAATGCGATCTTTTTTCTTTTCCAAAATATCTTCGTATTCTAATGAGCGTATAGCCATTTAAATAATTTAAAATGTTTCTTTGTACCATTTATCCATTTTATCCAGTTTATCTCCCTTCCCATCGTGATTGGACACCAGTAAAATGCGGCGTTTTCCATCGCGTATTATCCTGTGGATTCAAGTAAAATGGTTCAAATCTATTTTTTGCAATTTTGGGTGCAAGTATATTAGGATTTGTATAGCGTGTATAATCTACTCCAAATTTAGAAGGGCAAAAATTAATATTGTTATCTAGATGGTCAAAATTAGGGGTAAACATCTTAGTAGGATCACGAGTAGCTTGATATTGAAATCTTAATTCACTGTCTATATCAATAAGAGGTTTATTGTTAGATAAACTAGCTCCTTGACTACTTACAAAACCAATATCTTCAATACGACGAGGTCGTAGTCTATTAGCATAATTATTGTCAGTCATATATTTACCAGGTTTCATAGACTGTAATAAATCGCTTTTATATGACCCTTCATTATAATTTATTGGACGAGTATATGGGTTTAGATTCGCCATTATAACATTAATTTATAAAAAAAATCTATATTGTTACTATATATGAGTAGTGTGTACAATCAACCAATATGGTTTGAAGAACCTAGCGTTTTAATAGATGAAGACTATTTGACAAAGTTTATACCAACAGAAACTATGTCATTTGGTGAACAATTAAATTCTATTGTTAGATTTGCTATCTACTTTGCCGTATTGTTATTTATTTATTCTATGAATTATAACGTGTTTTATATACCTATTTTAACCATGGTATTTACTTATATCGTTTATCAACCAGTTGAAAACTACCAAGAAAAAAATGAAAAAAAAGAAGACTGCGTAAAACCCACATTAAATAATCCTTTTATGAATGTTATGCTTACTGATTATGTAGACAATCCTACTAGAGGTCCTGCTTGTGAAAATGTCGAAGAACAAATTAAAGAAGGTTTTGAATATAATCTTTATAAAGACGTCGACGACGTATGGGAAAGAAATAATTCGCAAAGACAATTCTATACTAATCCTGCTACTACTATTCCAAATGATGTAGAATCTTTTGCTAACTGGTGTTACAAAGTTCCTTATAGCTGCAAGAGCGGAGATATGGAAGCATGTCTAAAATGGGAACAACCTTATATGCACGGTAAAATTGCTTAAATATTTTAAAATTGATTTTATATTTTTAAACATTAAAATGCTGTTTAAAACACTTAATAACGAACCTTTTGAAAAAGACAAATCATTGTATGACTATTGTGAATTTAAATATCCTCTTGATGAATTCCAAAAGCATGCATTATGCTCTATAAAGGAGGATAAAAATATCCTTGTTTGTGCTGCAACAGGTAATGGTAAAACAAGTGTTGCTATTGCTGCTATTAAAAATTGTTTTTTAAATAACAAGCGTGTTATTTATACTGCACCTATTAAAGCATTGTTAAATCAGAAATATAGTGAATTTAAAAGTATTTTTAAATCTGATATTGGTATTGAAACAGGAGATACAAAAATAAATCCAGATGCACAATGCGTAGTTATGACAACAGAAATATTACGCAATAAATTAATGCTAAACAATCAAGAAGTAATACAAAATGTACAGTGCGTTATTTTTGATGAAGTCCATTATATTAATGATCCATACCGAGGTAATGTATGGGAATCATGCATACAACTTCTACAAACACAACAAGTAATGTTATCTGCTACTGTTCATAAGCCGGAAAACTTTGCTGAATGGATAACAACAGTACACCCAGAAAGAGATTTACATTTTATTGAAGTAACACAGCGCAAGGTTCCTTTGGAATATTATTGCTATGCTAATGATGAAATAATACAAATTATGGACAATGCACGTAATTTCAGTAATACTAACTATTTAAAATGTAAACAAGAACCTGTTAATCCGCTTTTTAAACTTAATAAATCACTATTGCTTTTAAAAAATAAAAATTTATTTCCTGCTACTTATTTTGTTATGTCAAAGAAAAAATGCGAACATTATGCCAATTCCGTAACAATCCCATTAATCGACGAAGAAACATCATCAAATGCAGTTAACCTTTATAATAAGTTGCTGTTAAAAGACAAAGAATTAGAAAAGCAGTCATTACAAGTACAAATGATGCGCAGTCTTGTATCAAAAGGTATTGGTATTCATCACGCGGGTTTGAACCCTCTTTTAAAAGAAATAATCGAAGAACTTTATGCAAAAAACTTTTTAAAATTATTATTTGCAACAGGTACATTTACTGTTGGGCTTAATATGCCAATACGAACAGTTGTTTTGACTGGATTAACTGTATACAATGAAATAAAAGAACACATGGTATATTTTTCATCGGATGAATTTATTCAAATGTGTGGAAGATCAGGACGTCGTGGTCTCGATACAAAAGGTAATGTTATTATTTGCTTATTAAATGAAGATTTACCTTCTTTACATGAAGCAAAAAATATTATGACAAGTCATCCAAATTTAATTGAATCAAAAATGGAACTAAATAAAAACTTAATTATTGATTTGATTTCAAACAAGAAAAATTTCAATGAGATTTTTTCTTTCGTAAAAAAATCTTTGAAAGGTAGTGAAATATTGCAATCCATTGAAACATTACAAAAAGAATGCAATATTTTTAAATTAATAAATTTTGAAGTTCCATCAGAACAAGAAAAAAGTTTTGCAGACTATATTCAACTGCAAAATAAACTAAAAACAAACCTTCGGCAAAATCAATACAGAAAAGTTATGCGTTGCATTGATTCATTATTATTAGATCCAAAATTTAATGATTTAATACAAAAATACAATGAATACAACAATCAAGTCAAATGTTTGCATAAAAAACAAGAAAAGCTTGAATATTTAAAAAATAATGATATTATTATTATTCAAGAAATAATAGATGATCTTATTGCAGAAAACATTATAACTAGTGATTTAGAGCTAACAAAACCTTATGGAATTGCTGCATCTTGTATTAATGGTTATGACAAATGTTTAATAGTAAATGTTCTTTTTAGTGAATGGATTACTACTATGAGCACAAAAGAATTAGCAATACTATTTTCATATTTTATAAGCTATCATGGAGATAATTTAGAACCATTTGAATTAAAAAATTATGGTATCCCTATGTACTCCTATGAGGTTTTAAATTCAATGACAAACGAAAAACTTTATACTAATTTTACCCCATTTGTTTGGCAATGGATAAATGGAGTAAAATTTGAAAATATGGAAAATATCGACACGTACACAGAAGGTAATTTTATAACTCAAATGAATTGCTATTACCAATTACTCGAAAATTTAATACAAGTTTGCGAACTTTGTGAACTGCATATTACGTATAAAAAATGCATTGAATTAAAAAGCATAATAAGACGAGACATAGTAATAACTAATTCGCTTTATTTGTAAGTGCATCATAAAGTTGTGATTTCATTGCAATAATTTCTTTTTTTATTTTATCAATTTCAGTTGTTAATAATTTATTTTTATATTCAAGATCAGATATTCGTTTTTTATCGTTTAGTTGTTCGCTGTCTATTTGTTGAATAGCACCATGATATAGAGCAAATATTTTATCTTTTGATACTTGTAAAAAGTTAGTAACTTCTTTACCCCACATAAATACTTTTTCATATTTTTCATCAAATATAACACGCTTTGAGTAGTCTGCCTTTTTTATTACCATTATTTCTTGTTCTTCGTGTTGGACATAAAACTTAATATTTCGCGTATGTTCTGCATTAAATCGCAAATCATCTGGTAGAATAACTTGATATTTATTATTTTCCAGGTGTTTCCAAGTTATTGTGTTTGTTATATCTCTCATTTCATCTGGAATAAATTCTTTTATAGTATTAATTGCTTGAGGTAAGTGTTGATTCACTTCTTGTGCTATATAGCCAATTGTTTTGATTTGTCTTCGTATTTGTGGATCTTTATAGTGATACTCCTTGCATTGTATATCTCTTACTTTTTGTAATGACCAATTGTTGTCAACATCGCTAATTTCAGTTTTAACACGTTCGTCTGACGTCCATGCAATAGAAGAGCATCCTATGCCATTGGAACAATAAAGCGAATACTGTAATCCATTAATAGCAACTGTTGTTGGAGTAGTAGCATTCAATGTATACATTTGTTGTGTATTAGAATTATTAAAACCATTTATATCTAATTTACCCCTTGATGTAGCATAAGGAGTACCAATCGATACAACTCCATCATTATTAACTTGGAATATAGTATTATTACTATTAGAAACAGATAATCCATAACTTGAAGAAGAAGTGTTATTGGTTTTAATAACAACGCCATTTGTACTTCCATTTAAGTATGCTTGTGCATCAGAAGACCCAGAATCACCATTCATATAAAGACCTCTTTTACCATTTGAATTAGCAATATGAAGTGTAGCTTGTGGAGAAACAATTCCAATACCGACATTATTGCCAGTTGTTTGTAAAGAAATGGAATTTGTACAGTTTATATAACCTATATTAGCAGTTGTGTCATAACCTGCAAATAGTGTTTGATTACTAGAACCAGATGTTAATGACAAACCATGATAAAGCGTTTCATTATCTTGATTATTTGATCCTCCAACGTTACAAGTAATTTTTGAAGAAATAGTAGATGTATTAATACCTATACTTCCTGTATTAGTTATATTAAAAACTCTTGTTTTTACATTATTACTTATGCAGTTAATAGCAAACATTTCATTATTTATTAACCCTTGAGGAGAAGTATCTATACTATTGGGAAGACCTCCAAGCAACTCTATGCCATAAAAATTTCCGTTGTCATTTCTAAGTACTATTTTAGAGCAACTTGTATTAGTATTATACGCATTAGATAAAAGTGCAATATTTGCATCAGATGAATTATTTGAGGAACCCGTTAATGCAGTAAATCCATTATTAGAAATTGTTTGACCAGATATTATGCAATTATTAGTTGGGTCAATAGTTATATCTCCATTAGCATTACTTATAACAGAATTATTAATCAATAAATCGTTTATGGATACAGAGTTATTAACTACTATTTGTTCATTTAATGTAAACGACGACATTATACTATTTAGTAACAAATAATTTTACACCATTTTTGTAAAATTAAAACAACTTGCAATTGCATTTTTAAAATACAAAGAGAAATTTTCACTTGAATTTTTTCATAATATTTTCGACGGATTCATTTATGTTTTTTATATGTGGGAAATATGTTTGAAAAAGTGTTGTATCCAAACAATTATTGGATCGATTATTGTAAGATTCGATGTTTACCCAAGTAAAGCTTGGATCTACGTGCTTTTTATACAGTGATAGAATAGTATTATGTGAAATGGTTCCTGGATTTGTCATATTAATAGTCCCTGTTATGTTCATCAAAACCAATTCTATTATGCAAGGAACTATATCGTCCATAACTGTCATAGAATTTTCAATGGAACAAATGCTAGAATAGCTTATTAGTTTACTTATTAAATTTCGAGGCTCGTCTTTCGACGTTATAGGCATACGTATTCGAACATTTAAAACATTTAAATTACGCATTAACAAGTCAGTATAACCTTTTACGGTTGAATACGAAGAACCAAAAAAGTTTGGAATACTGTTTTCATAAAAAGTTTTTTGGTAATTAGTGTATTCAAATATGCATCCTGATCCAATATAAGTGCAATGGATTTTATATTTATTGCATAAAATAGCTATAATAGTAGGACCAAATAAATTGTCACGTATATTTGTTTGTAGTTTACCAGGTTGTTCCAAATAATCAATATTATTAAATCCCGGTCCATATGTTCTTCCGATACAAACTATTACATTTGAAGCATTGCTGGCAATTAGTTCTTGTTCGAAGCTAGCTTGATTTTCAGGTCTACAAGTAGTTCCAATCCATTTTTGTTTTCTTTTGTTTAATTCATTTGTAATCATAGAACCAATCCATCCTGTGTGACCAACAACAAGAAACGTCATACTTTTTACTTTTCTTTTTCTCTTTCTTTTATGCTATTTAATAACAATAAAAAATCAGATTTGCTTCCATAAATTTTGTGTATTGATTTATTTCGAATAAATTTTTTAATAAAAAAGTGCTTTAAATTTTGAAATTTTTCTGGCACATTTAAAATAAAATCATCGTTATCATTGTAAAAATAAACCAAAACTTTGAACTTACATTTTATATTTTTATTGTTATCAAATTCAATCATATTATTAAAAAGTTTTTCATTATATATATTAGTGTGATGAAGCATACACAAAAAAAATACTTCGTTATCGAGGTTATTTATTACGGTCATAAATCTATTTGCTCGATTTTTCATAGTTGTAATTAAATTTTTATCATTACATTTTGCGATTTTATCACATTTATTTTGAATTAAATCAAAGTGAAAAAATTGTGCATATTCAAAAAAGTTTGAAACAACTTTTTTATTATTGTTGTATTTTAAATTTTCAGTAAAATTGCAAAAATTTGTATTAATCATAATGTTTATATATTCAAAAACTTTTTCTTCTTCGATCAACATCCAATCAAAGGGCATAGATACAGTTCGCAATTTTAAAAGACGTAGTATACCTGCTGGATGGCAATTTGGACCAATAGAAATATACATTTAAAATGTTTCTTAAATAATACTGCAAAATAAAATACTTTAAAAAGATTAAATAAGAGGATAAATTCCAGGAGGACAATAAAATAATTCATCAAGAAGTTCTATTGTCGATTTATATTGTTCTGTACACATACCTTTAAAAAGTTGTTTGTTTTTTATATCGTCATATGTGAACCATCCACATTTATTTACTTCTGAACTTTGGACATAATTATATGAATCGCAATACAGTGTAATTTGCTCATTTGCTTCATAAAAATAAAACCGATGCGAGTACATTAATCCGTCCCAACCTCTAAATATTATATCTTTGTAATTTGTTTCATCTAATAATATTTCATGGTGTATACCTGTTTCTTCTTTGAATTCTCTAACTGCAGCACAAGCATCTAATTCATATGCCATTCGTTTTCCTTTTGGTAATTCCCAATTTGGATATTTATGGTGTGAACTACTTGCATAAATATCTTGCAATTTTATGTGTTCGCCATTAGATGTATAACCATTT